CGCTGGGTAAAGACACAGCCGTGTGCGTGTTGTGGTAAGCCAGCGGACGATCCTCATCATCTGATTGGTCATGGTCAGGGTGGAATGGGAACAAAATCCCACGATATTTTCACGCTACCGCTGTGTCGGGAGCATCACAACGAGCTTCATGCGGATCCGCTGGCGTTCGAAGAAAAGCATGGTTCCCAGGTTGATTTAATTTTTCGTTTTCTTGATCACGCTTTTGCAACCGGCGTGCTCGGGTAAAAGAGGTTACTGATGCGTATAGAGTTTGTTTTGCCTTACCCGCCGACGGTGAACACCTACTGGCGACGTCGTGGCAGCACATATTTTGTATCAAAAGCCGGTGAGCGTTATCGCCGGGCTGTGGCGCTTATTGTTCGCCAGCAGCGGCTGAAATTAAGCCTGTCCGGACGGCTGGCAATAAAAATTATTGCAGAACCACCGGATAAGCGCCGCCGTGACCTGGACAACATTCTGAAAGCACCGCTGGATGCGCTGACGCATGCGGAAGTGCTCATTGATGACGAGCAGTTTGATGAAATCAATATTGTGCGCGGTCAGCCTGTGCCAGGTGGACGGCTGGGCGTGAAGATTTACGAAATCAGAGGTGGTAACGATGGCGCGTGATATCCAGATGGTTCTTGAGCGATGGGGGGCATGGGCAGCAAATAATCATGAAGATGTAACATGGCCCTCGATAGCTGCTGGTTTTAAAGGATTAATCCCGACTAAAGTGAAATCACGTCCTAAGTGTTCTGATGATGACGCCATGATAATTTGTGGTTGTATGGCACGATTAAACAAGAATAATCAGTATTTGCACGATTTGTTGGTGGATTATTACGTAGGTGGAATGACATTTATGGCTCTTGCACGTAAGCATAGATGTTCTGATGGGCTTATTGGTAAAAGGCTTTATAAAGCGGAAGGTATTATTGAAGGAATGCTTATGGCTCTGAATGTCCGGTTAGATATGGATATGCGGTAGGGATATATAGTGATGAGGGTTATGTTTTCTGTGTTTATAATTAACATGTTTATTTTTTGATGGTCATGTATTGTGGAAGGTAGATAAAATGTTGCCTGGTGAATTGAAAATATTGATAATCAATCTTCATCATTAAATAAAAGGAGTGCTTATGTGGATTGTGTTAGTACTGTCACTGTCAACTCTCAGTTGGCATAAGGTAGTGGCTTTTTCATTGTTGACGGTGTCTGTTGTCCTGGCTGTGCTTAATGATATTATTGATTGGTCGGTGTTATTTTTTGTTGCTACAATCGTTTTTTTTATTATTTTGAAGTTCAACTGGAAATATAACGCCTGGGCTAAATCTATATATGAAGTTGGCATAGTTTTATCAGCCATAGCATTATTTTTCCATCTATGGCCAGGGTTTCACAATCCTGTAGTGCTAAATTCTGTTACTGTTGGCCCTCAAAGTACTCCCTATACAATGTATTTTAATTTTGATAAAGCGCTGGTGCCATTTTTGTTAGTCCTGTGTACATCTTCTTTGTTTAAAAAAGAAGTAAAATCAGAAGTGTCTTTGTGGAAGTGGGGGGCTCTGTCGCTCTCTGTTCCTCTTATCCTGTTTTTGGCTGTTTTTTTTGGTGGATTAAAGCCAGAGATTCATTTTCCTGAGTGGTTGCCAGAGTTTATATTGGCTAATTTGTTTTTTGTGTCTCTGGCAGAGGAATCATTATTTAGAGGGTATATTCAATCACGGCTATCAGAAGTAACGTCTCCATTGGTTGCATTAATTGTGGCGGCTTTGTTGTTTGGTTTTTATCACTATTCAGGTGGTGCTTTACTTGTATTATTTGCCACGTTATCTGGTGTTGTGTATGGATTGTCATGGATGTGGAGTGGGCGTTTGTGGGTTGCCACCCTTTTCCATTTTGGTTTGAATCTGTGTCACTTGTTATTCTTTACCTATCCATTTTTAAAACATAATTGATTTTTTCTATGGTTTTAAATTTATAAGACTGAAAAATAGCAGGACGTGACATTTGCATGAAAAATATGCACGGCAAAGCATTTACGTACGTAAAAAATCAGGTATGCTGTTAAGAGTGGTTATTTCGCCGCATAGCTTGACCCCGCCTCTGAGCGGGTTTTTTGTGCCCGCAAAGTAGCGCAGTGCGTTAAATGTGCTGGTAGTTATTAATACAGGTCTTTCAGCTTGCTGGCTTTTTCGACAAGAGTTATTGGTGTGTCACGTTAACCGGAAAGGGTAAAAAGACATGCTGAAACAGCAGGATATGACAGAAACCGCCAGAGTTGTGTTTGATGAATTAAGCGTCACCGAACCGGCGACGGTCGGGGAGATTGCGCAGAATACGTACCTTTCACGCGAGCGCTGCCAGTTAATACTGACCCAGCTGGTTATGGCGGGTCTGGCAGACTATCAGTTCGGTTGTTACAGACGCCTTCAGTCCTGAAGGCTTTTTTATTTGTGGTAAATGGGCGGCTGGTGGGTGTAAGGGGCACCCACCAGCCATCTGCTCATGCGTTGGGTTCACAAGCAAACCTCAGGCCCACTGCTTTGCGCAAAAGCAGAATGAGCCTATCAGAGACAGGCTTAATGATCCATGCTTAATACTGTAAAAATATCCAGTTGTGAGTTAATCAACGCCGACTGCCTGGAATTTATGCGGTCGTTACCCGAAAATTCTGTTGACCTGATAGTCACGGACCCGCCGTACTTCAAAGTGAAACCCGAGGGCTGGGATAACCAGTGGGCGGGTGATGAAGATTACCTGAAGTGGCTGGACCAGTGTCTTGCGCAGTTCTGGCGGGTGCTGAAACCTGCCGGAAGTCTTTACCTGTTCTGTGGCCATCGTCTGGCATCTGACACCGAAATCATGATGCGTGAGCGGTTTAACGTGCTGAACCATATCATCTGGGCAAAGCCGTCCGGACGCTGGAACGGGTGCAACAAGGAAAGCCTGCGGGCGTATTTCCCCGCCACAGAGCGCATTCTGTTCGCAGAGCATTATCAGGGGCCGTATCGTCCGAAAGATGCCGGGTATGAGGCGAAGGGTAGGACACTGAAACAGCATGTGATGGCCCCGCTGATTGCTTACTTTCGTGATGCGCGCGCTGTCCTGGGGATAACGGCAAAACAGATTGCAGATGCCACAGGAAAGAAAAACATGGTGTCGCACTGGTTCAGTGCCGGTCAGTGGCAGCTGCCGAACGAAAGCGATTATCTGAAATTACAGGCACTGTTTGCCCGGGTGGCAGAAGAGAAGCATCAGCGGGGTGAACTGGAAAAGCCCCACCACCAGCTGGTGGATACGTATGCCTCTCTGAACCGACAGTATGCGGAGCTGCAGAGTGAATATAAGCATCTGCGGCGGTATTTCGGTGTGACGGTGCAGGTGCCGTACACCGATGTGTGGACGTATAAACCGGTGCAGTACTATCCAGGGAAACATCCGTGCGAAAAACCGGCAGAAATGTTGCAGCAGATAATCAGCGCAAGCAGTCGTCCGGGAGACCTGGTTGCAGATTTCTTCATGGGGTCGGGGTCGACAGTGAAAGCAGCGATGGCGCTGGGACGTCGTGCAACTGGCGTTGAACTGGAGACTGAACGTTTTGAGCAGACGGTGCGGGAAGTACAGGATTTAATCATTCGTAACGGATGAGATTGCGGAGTTAATCATGCGTCGTTATTATTCAGCAATCGGCCCTTTAGCTCAGCGGTGAGAGCGAGCGACTCATAATCGCCAGGTCGCTGGTTCAAATCCAGCAAGGGCCACCAACCGCCACTAGCTCATCAGGAAAGAACGTCACCCTGTGCGAGATTCGGAGTCCCCGGTGGCGGTCCATTATCGGTATTCTGCGTTGTTAGCTCAGCCGGACAGAGCAATTGCCTTCTAAGCAATCGGTCACTGGTTCGAATCCAGTACAACGCACCACACCACACTTATCTGCCCTGACTCTCTTTTGCGGGCTTTTTATTACAGGAAAGACACCGGACAGTGAAATGTTAAATGCCTCACAATTCAGGCAGTTGACTGTTGCCTGACATGCTGAGCGTTTGTTAAAAAAATCCTGCATGATGAATCCCCCTGAGCGGCGGGGCATAATGACAGATGTTTGGTTGCGTATTGTATAGGCAAGTTGCGGATTCTGTCTGGTCATTGCAGAATTCACCGGGAGGCACCCGGCATCATGCTGTATACAGAGATTAGGCATATATCCAGGCTTCTCATCGCAGGAGCCTTTTTACATGCAAAAAAAAGCCCGAGTGGGTTCGGGCAACAGCATGAGATACTTGCATTGTCATTTTTATCGTGTGGATTTTAACCAGGGTTTATAAGGCTGCGCAACTGCGCGGCCTTTTTCGTTTTGCGGGCTGCGGTTCTCCTCTTTTGATTCTCCTTGTGGCCGGACCGTGGCCCGCAACTGTTGAGGAAAATCCCGGAAAGGGGAGGAATAATGACATTTAAACATTATGATGTTGTCAGGGCGGCGTCGCCGTCAGACCTTGCGGAAAAGCTGACACACAAACTGAAAGAGGGCTGGCAGCCGTTTGGTAGTCCTGTGGCCATAACCCCTTATACCCTGATGCAGGCGATTGCCGCGGAGGGGGATGTGACCACGCCAGTGGTTGTGCCCGGCACGGGGGATGGTGGCTATCCGGGAGTGGTCACCACGGAGCCAGATTATTACTACGTTATTCCACTGGCCGGGCAGTCGAACGGCATGGCTTACGGTGAGGGGCTTCCTCTGCCGCAGACATATGACCGTCCTGACCCGCGTATAAAGCAACTGGCTCGTCGCAGCACAGTGACGCCGGATGGCGCTCCCTGTAAATATAACGACATTATTCCGGCAGACCACTGTCTGCATGATGTACAGGACATGAGCCGTCTTAACCATCCGAAAGCTGACCTGTCGAAAGGTCAGTACGGAACCGTGGGGCAGGGGCTGCATATTGCCAAAAAGCTGCTGCCGTTTATACCGGCGAATGCGGGTATTCTTCTGGTTCCGTGCTGCCGTGGTGGTTCAGCTTTCACCACCGGGGCAGATGGAACATACAGTGACGTGACCGGTGCCTCAGAGAGTTCTACCCGCTGGGGTGTGGGCAGGCCGCTGTATAAGGATCTCATCGGTCGTACAAAAGCCGCGCTGGCAAAGAACCCGAAAAATGTGCTGCTTGCCGTGGTGTGGATGCAGGGGGAATTTGACTTTGACGGAACGCCAGCAAATCACACAGCCCGTTTTACAGAAGTAGTGGAACAATATCGTACGGACCTTGCAGATATGGTGGGACAGTGCGCTGGTGGTTCTGCTGACGGTGTTCCCTGGATATGTGGAGACACAACTTATTTCTGGAAGCAGAAGAGCGAATCCACTTACCAGACGGTGTACGGCAGTTACAAAAACAAAACGGAAAAGAATATTCACTTTGTGCCGTTCATGACCGATGAGAACGGAGCAAATGTCCCGACGAACAAACCGGAAGAAGACCCGGATATTCCGGCATCAGGATATTACGGTGCGGCCTCCCGGACGTCGGCAAACTGGACGTCAGCAGACCGTGCGAGCCATTTCAGCTCATGGGCACGCAGGGGGATTATTTCTGACCGTCTTGCCTCAGCGATTCTTCTCCATGCAGGACGGACGGCTGAACTGGTGGGTGGGGAACAGGTTGTGATGCCGCCGGATGAGAAGCCGTCACCGGACACACCATCAACACCGTCAACGGACGGGAAATCAGTGACAACGCTGCTTTATTACCGTGCAACAGAGTCAGGTGGTTTACTGAATCCGCAGGGATGGGGAGCTGAAGGAGGGCGTGCATTGGTAGTTGATGATGCAGGTGCTGCAGGAGGTAAGGCGCTGAGGTGGACCAAACAGACAGGAAGTTCCTCGTGGTTTATGCAGCATGATGCCGGTAATGGCGCAGACCTGCTGGAGAAGGGCGGGCTTATCAGTTGTCGTTTTAAAGTTGATGGCACACTGACAGCTAATCAGTACGCACTGGCGCTGTACTGGCCGGTTTCTTCACTGCCTCAGGGCGTCACACTGGAAGGTAATGCCGGTCATAACCTGCTGGCGTCGTTTTACGTACAGAGCGATGCCACAGACCTTAATGTGATGTACCACAAGGGAAATGCTGGTCAGAACACGAAGCTGGGGTCATTCGGCGCATTTGATAACGAATGGCATACGCTGGGCTTCCGTTTTGCCGGTAACAACAGTATTGAGGTGACGCCGGTCATTGATGGTAAGGACGGGACGCCGTTCATGCTGTCACAGTCACCGGTCGGCACGTTTACGGCAGACAAATTGCGCGTGACCGATATCACTAGCGGTGCGACATATCCGGTGCTGATTGAAAGTATAACAGTGGAAGTGAATAACCCGTAAGCAGGAAAAAAAGGCCGCCGGGGCAGGGAAAACAAGGAGCCAGAACCGGCGGCAAATGTCGTTATATCCAAAGCAAAACATGCAGGACACTTTTTTAACCAACAGGTATTAACGATGTCAACACCATATCAATAACCGGGAGGGATAATGAGATTTGTACAGCTTATTTTATTGTATTTCTGCACGGTGGTGTGCACGTTATATCTGGTAAGTGGCGGGTATAAGGTTATCCGGAACTATATACGCAAAAAGATTGATGCCGCGGCGGCGGAAAAAATCAGCGCCAGCCAGTCAGCCGGAACAAAACCCGAAGAGCCTCTCATTTCGTAGCAACTTTCTTAACAACACCTTTCAACGAGAAAATCCCATGTCAGAAATAAAATCTCTGGTCACTGCTGAAGCAGTGAAGGACGTCCTGCGCTCTGAAGAAGTCAGAAGCGCACTGAAACAGCAACTCCGCCAGAATCTTGAGGCGCGTCTTGATGCTGAAGTGGATGCCATTCTGGATGAGCTGCTGGGGGGACCGGCTGCTCCTGAGCCTGAAGACGGCGCGGGTGACAGTGCTGTTTCAGATGGCGTTGTGTCTCAGCCTGACGGTAGCAGTGAGCCTCAGCCTGGCGGCGAAATGATGATGTAACCATACGCAGGGGCTGTCGGTGTGAGCTGATGCCCCTCCTGTTGTTGTGAGCTTCCGGATTGCGGGAGACGGGGTATGTACCAGATGGAAAAAATCACAACGGGTGTGTCATACACCACGTCAGCGGTGGGGACGGGATACTGGTTACTGCAGCTGCTGGACAAAGTCTCTCCGTCCCAGTGGGTGGCGATAGGTGTGCTGGGGAGTCTGCTGTTTGGCCTGCTGACGTATCTGACTAACCTGTATTTCAAAATCAGAGAGGACCGTCGTAAGGCGGCGCGGGGAGAGTAAAGCGATGAAGAAAAAATACGAACTGGTTGTTAAAGGGATAAATAATTACCCGGATAAGATTACTGTTACTGTGGCACTGGAAATTGGTGGGTATCCGTCACTGTTGTTGCCAGATGTGGCGATTAGTCTTGACCGTACTGAAGGTGCCACGCTGGAGTTTTACGAAGCTGAGGCGAAAAAGCAGGCGAAG